ATTAGTATCAAAATTAACCGGGGGGGCATCTACAATCCCTTCAACCTGATCTCCCCAGGCTTCAGAACCAAGACCCGGTATACCCTGTGGTCCCTGTGGTCCACGTGGGCCAGGCTCACCAGTATCTCCTTTGTCTCCCTTCTCACCAGGCAACCCCTGTGGTCCCTGTATTCCCTGTGGTCCCTGTATTCCCTGTGGCCCCATTGGACCAACTATCGGGCCAACATTCACCCAAGAGCCATCAACATATACATAACAATCAGTATCGGCTTCACAATAATATCCATCCCAAGATGCTGCAGTTATTGGCAAATCACCAACAGTTGCAACAGACCCCCGCATTACGATATTCGTGCCAGGAGCACCAGCTACTCCTTGTTCTCCCTGCACTCCCTGTGGTCCCTGTATTCCCTGTATACCTTGTGGTCCGGTTGCACCATCCACACCGTCCCTGCCATCAAGTCCTTTCGGCCCCCTGACAATTGCAGTTCTATCTTTCCACGCAGTTGTACTCAAATCATACTGCTGATATACCGACCCCACAATAACAAGAACTTCATCAACAAGTTCATCCGGGAAAACATCAAAATACGCATCTCGTTCTGCAACATCTGCAAATTCGTGGTTTGGATTTATAACCAATGCCCCAACCGGGTCTGCATTGATATACTTCTCCAAATCTTCAGAATATGTTATAACCTGACCATCAGTAGGAGACGCAACCACAACATCAAGCAAATCTACAAGATTGTGCCCATGCGAAGCATTTGCGAAATTTGCAGCGGAATATCCTTGCAAATAATTTGCATTTAAATTTTCAACCTGTTCGTCTGAATCCACATAAAACGGCACAGTCGAATTCGAAAACGTATGTGCTGCCGAAATCGTTCTTGCATTAGATAAATGCACATATTGCAAATGTGTATCTAAAGACAAATTCTGTAATGTAGAATGATTTGATGCACCAGCAAGTCGAACCCAGGAACTCCCATTAAAATTATATGAAAACCCGTCATTCAAATTTGCAACCGTCCACCCTGTAGACGGAGTTTCATATTCCCAAGAACTCCCATTCCACGTTGCAATTGAATTGTCAACGGTGTATACATAACGATCTCCGGAAGTAAGACCCTCACTCGGAAGAACAGCGACAACATCTAAAACCGGGTCTTTATTTATAATTCCAGATGCAATCCCAGATACATACCCAAGATTTACAACATCATTCGAATCTATTGGAGATGCAACATTTGCAATCCGGTGCCCACCTAAAGACAAATCGCCTGATAATTCACCACCAGAAAGAGGCAAATACGCATGCGTATGGGGAACCCCATTAACTTTATAAGTTTCCCCTGAATTGATATTCACATCTTTTGCAATGATTCCATATGGTGCCCGGAGTTTCAAATCAGAATATATTCTAACTGGTTCGTATACTACAGAAGAATCGCGAGTCTTAAGAGCAATCGCAATTCTCGGGTCTGGGGAACTACTTCCAAAATCACCAGCAGAACCAGCACCACATATTAAAAATCCTCCACCAAACTGAGACGAATCCACCCCATCTATAAGATTACATACAAACCCAATTCCCGGCCTATCATATCCATAATACTCCCCAGAATGCCCCGCACACATATATGTACGAACATCAACAACCCCACCATATGTTCCAGTATCAGGAGCACCATACAATTTGAGTTTGTATTTATCAATCAACGCCCCATATGGATGTCTTATAAACAAACCATACGGAACATATGCATCTTTACCAGCATTCTTTACATATCCGCCATTAGAATCATACCACGAAACAAGACAATTCTGATTAACAGGAAGAACTGCTCCAATACCACCAGTAGTTCCTCCACCACCAATCTGGTCCCATGTCTCTGTAACTTCATTCCAGTGATATAATCCAGTCGTTACACTATCAAGCCAGAATGTATCACTCGATGGATTATCCGGAGGTGTTGATGCTACAACAATCCCAGACCCACCACCAGATGCTACCGCAAACAGCGGATTTCCTTCAATACCTACTGGATTTCCATTTGTGTCAATTAATATAACAGTACGTTCTGCCATCAGTCATCCTCCTCGCCTGTTTCAACCGGCATAGAAACGGTTTGTATATACAACGGGTTTTTTATTGTTCCAATCGGCTCTCCTTTATCATCCACTAAAATTGCTTCATCCTGCGCCATATTACTCTCCCATAAATACTACAAGTCCAAAATCTTCTACAGCCTTTGCCACAGCACCGTCCCACACACACGGGTCCCGCATTTTATCCCACCGGTGGTGCGTAATTGCCCGGACCTCTTTAATGATGCCCCGGGCAACTTCAGATGCACACCCTTTCTTATTTGTACTCACACTCGGGCCAGCAGGAACAATTGTCACTTCTGCCCCATCATCACCAATCAACCGGATTTCAGTGGTTGCCTTCTTTATCCCGGCAGACCGTTCTTCCTTATCTCCAAACTTAATCTTATCTTTACCACCTTTCCCCTTGTCAGGACCGGATTGTTGTGTCTTCCTTCCCCGGTTCGGTTCCGATGGTTTCCCACCTTCAAGCATTTGTGACTGGTTCAAGTCCTGGACCGATATGTCCTCGAACTCTACCACATCATGTTCCTTTGTAAGCCCGGCCAGCCTGGCTGCATCACGATTCTTAATCCCCATCTCAAACATCGTTTTTGCTGCCTGGGACTGGGCAAGTTTCGTTTCAGCAACCTTCATTGTATCATCAAGATCCTGCTCCACCTCAAACTTAAACCGCATACCCTTCTCATACCCCTCACAATACGGCAGAATCTCCCGGGTGAACACCACCTCGAGATATTTCATAATCGGGTATAACATCTTCGATTTGGTGATGTTACGACTCACATATGCCGTTGCACGGTTTACAGACTCACCAACAAACTCCTGGGGCTGGAACCCCCACATCGACCAGACCAGCTGTGCCATAAACTTCTGGCCTTCAAGCCATTCCATATCATGGAGTTTGTGCGAAAGCGTCTCTACCTCTTCGTCCTTTACCAGATGCATGGTTCCACCAAACTTCATTGGGCCCTGGTTATTTGCTTTCAAATCGGCAAGCCGCTGCATTAACTGCTTTCTATCGGTAATTTGTGGGTGTTTATAGACAAGAGACGGAACAACACCATTCTGAAACGTCTTGCCTGCTGCACGGGTAGAATCTATGAGATATTGTATAGGCGCTTTAAGACACGATATCCAATCAGTGCCGTATATTGTATCATTCCGAGGATACATCGACATATAAGCAATTTCATCAGGTTGAAATGATACGTAAACCCCGGTTCGAGACCTCTGCCAATATCGCTGCACATGTCCGTGTGAATAATAACCAATCTGGCGTGCCGCTGGCAAATGTCCAAGGTTAATGCCAACAGGCACTCGGTCAATCTCTTTCCAAAACTCAGTGCCAAGGTATGAATCAAACTCAACACATTTCCCCTTCCTATTAAAAGTCTTAACCATCACCGCAGCATCATACCGGGTGAGGTCAGGCAGGTATTTCTTTGTCACATCCCCAAATGTCCGGTGTGGGCCTGGATAATCAAGAAAATCGTCCATATCAGCAACATGCTGGTTGTCGCGGTCATATACCCCAAATTCAAGGGCAGCCATATAATCGCATATCGACTTCTCGCATATTGCATAATATGGCGTGGATGCCAACACGTCGTTGGCCGCCTTTGAAAAATATGGGCGTGCTATACCAAGAGTATTGTAATAATTAGATATCGGGTGAATTGCCCGCTCCCACTCAACAAACTCATCCCACTTTCGCGCGTCCACAATATCTGGCTCGTAGTTTGTCGATATTGACGATGGTATGGGGAGAGTGAACCCCTCATGGGCAGAAAACGCCTTTAAGAGTATATCTGTTAGTTGTTCCGATGGCACCCGATCCAATTGCTCATATATTTTTCGCTCTTTTATGGGTGCCCCGGATATTTTCCCAGCCATTACCTGCCTCTTATTAAAACAGTGCTGCAATTATTAAAAATATTACCCCATTTTACCAGGAATATTAATTTGTCACGCGGGACCAACGCTTAAATATGTACAAAGTCGGGATCCTCGCAAAGTACTGGAACGAACGGCACCTACTCCCACAGTGGCTCAGCATGCTTCAGTCCCTATCAGTAGATCACATTTTCCTGCTTAATGACGGGTCTACTGACAATTCAAACCTCTTATGTGAGCAATACACCCACCCAACTGCAAAAATTCACACTGTGAATTCAGAAGATCCCCACGAAAACTATTTTGAAGAAACCTGGGCAGAAAGTGAAAAAATAAACACCCACCTCACACTTGCATACAGAGCCGGGTGCGACTGGGTAATCCATCTTGACATTGATGAGTTCCCATCAATTCCAATGACACAGTTCATAAATTATGAACTCCGGACAATTCCACCAAACTTTGGGATTTATTTCCCAATCATGGATATGGTAAGTTCAACCCACTTCCTAGTCAAAAACGAGGCGACAGGATTCAATCATTACCCATGTCCACACCTCAAAGCATTTGGAAAACATTCAGAATACAGGCGTGTTGTAGATGGGCTCAACCTTGACCAGGGGGTCGAAGGAGGAACCAAATACATCATGACCAGCATTCCATACCTCCACATGAAATATGCATTCAAACACCGGAGATGGGAACGCAAACTCCCACTCGGGGGAACAAACTTCCAACCACCATTAACCGGATTTATAGGTAACGTAGGTTCCGAAATAATGCCATTTGCACTTGAAAAATGGTATAAAGAGTTCCATGAACCAGCAGAAATCTGGTAATCATACCTCTATATATCCCCCTCTTTTATAACGATGGTATGCTGGTTCCTCAACTCCATACGCATCCGCAAATATCTCATCCATGTAATCACCGCTCCCGCCATCATACATAGAATCGCCAGACCAATCAAATACAGTTCCATCTTCGGTGTAATCGTCCCCAATGTCATCTTCCTTTATCCCAGACTTAACATATTTCATGCGCTGTTCATACTCATACTGACTCAACTCTTCCTCAAGACCACCAATACAAAGTGCAACGCCACCATTCATGCCATAATTGGCAAGCATAAGAGCACATACCTGGTCATCGAAATACCCTTTCGGAGCACCATACTTGATGTTCCCAGACTCAGTCTGCACATAGGTAAACGACTCCAACTCTTCACGTAAAGACTGATTATCAGGTATAAATATCTCACAGTTGTGAAAGGCTATAGACAGCCGCTTTACCAGTTCTCTCTTTGATTCAAGGGTAAATTTATAGCTAACAACATTCACACCTTCCTTCTCTAAATCTTCCTGGATAGCATCTCCGACTCCGGTGGTGTCCATAAACACCGGGGGGCGTCCATACATGTTGTATGCCCGGACAATTCTCCCCCGAATATATGACCAGGACGTCTTATTAAACCGTTCTGTATATACCAACTCCTTTGTAACGGTATCACATACATCAATAACGGTGAAATCTTGGTGTCGTCCAAGATCCACCCCCATAGTATAGATTCTACCCGGTATGTAGGTTGAGGAAATATGACGACGTGTGCAAGCATCAATATTTTTGAAAACAGTTCCACCATCTGACAGAAATATTGCCAGAATTTCCTGTTCATATTCAAGTTCTGATAAATCTTCGACAATTTCTCCCAATTCTTCCCGATCAAGAAACGGGTTATCATACGACGAAAACGTGAAACTTTCCCAATTTTTATTGTAAGATCCATGAGTTTTGACCCCTTTTTGATATAATTTGTAATACCAATTCTTCCCCCTGGGAGTCGTGCAAAACATCGCCCACCCAAGTTTGTCCATCAATGCCGGTCTAATGACCTTAAACCATGCATCCGGATGTATCATGGCGGCTTCATCAAGCACCACCCCATCAAGACCTTCTCCACGAAGGTTATCATATTTTTCAGCAGATTTTGCCCATATTGTTGCCCCATTTGTCAGTTCTATACACATTTTACCCAGGAAAACCTGTTTTATGTACTTCTTTGGGAGCAATTTCTGGACCATCCGCCACATGACATCAGTCTGGGCAAACGTAGGCGAAACCAACCAATATATCCCATCTGGGTTCTCAAGTGCCTTAATTATCACTTTTGCCGCTGCAAACCAGGTATTGTGTGTTGGAATTAATGACTTTCCAGCAAGAAACAAATGGCTTTTATTTTCAACCGATATACACCTAACAGGAACAGATTCTATAGGTATAACATCTACAACAAACCTACGGGAAACATCAGATTTAAAAAAGCCTTTATATCTAATAGATTTCGCATCTAAATAAAATGGATTAAATGTTGGTGTAAATGCAACCCTATAGCGCGTGCTTGTAACACGACCATATAATTTGGCATCGCTTTCAGAAATTGTAGACTTTTGACCAAGTGTAGAAAGCAACTCTCTAAAATCTTCAGCGAGTTGCTTATTACAAACACAAAATTCGCAATGCCCAGATTTTGAAATTGTCCCATCTGTATCCATCAGCCCACGCAAAAGATCTAATCGTTGCTCAATAGAAGAAGAAAAATAGCATCTTGGAATATGTTTATTATCAAAACACCCAAGTTCCTTCAATTCCATCGCAATAGACGACTTCTTCCATCCGTTATACTTCCCATTACATTTTTTCCCGTTGTAAACGCGATATCCAATATTACAAAATTGATGGGTTTCATACCCCCTGGAATTTATAATTTTAATTACCTGATTATCTGCTACAGTTATTTCTCCGCTAACAGCGCCACCATCTCCAAGCCACACCCCTAACAAATACGGGTCGAGCAATAATTCGACATCTTGATGTTGTAACGGGGACGCAACAGGAATTGAATGGTTGTATTCAACCTTTCCGTCTTTGCGTTTAACATACAGTGTTGCTTTTATCTGTTCTGTTGTCCTCTTTTCTGGCTTTTTACTTGTATTTGAATTTCTAACAATGTTCTTTCTATATGATCTGTCTTCAGTTATCCAATCGTGCTGCCCATCTGCTACAATCTCGCTCCCGTCACTAAAAACCACCCTATAACACGGTCTGTCGTAATATATCTCTGACACATAAGAAACCCGAACCGGTGTTCCGGTTTCATCAAAAATAAAATCCCCTTCTTTTAAATCCCCCATTGTTGTCCAAGTAAAATCACTCAATAACATCGGCGTTCTCAAATCTAACGCCTTCCCAAACCGACGCCCACAATTTAAACAAATAAACCGGGCTTTTGACTGATATACAGTCATTTGATTCTCATGGAGTCCAATTTTTAAATCTGCCACTCTTCTTACCTCAAACCCAACCTACGGTTCGAACTCGGAACCTTCCAAAGCCCCGCAAATGCCATCAACGGTCACAGAAATAACTTTTTTCTCATTCGGGAGTTTAAAGTCGCCAATCTTCAGTTTAGCTTTTGTTTCATCCACAACCGGAGAATTAAACAGAGACTCTGGGTTATTATCCAACTCTCTCTCGAGTTTTCGCACAATCTTCTCATCGGGATCCTTAGATTTCGCCTTCTTAGTGACGGTGACTTCTACTCTGGGTGGTGCTTCTTCCTTCTCGGTTTTTGGTGTCTCCTTAACCTTTGTGGTGTCTACCTTGAAACTCCGGTCAATCTTCAGTATCGTGTCAATATAGGTTATCATGTCACCAGGATTCTGTTTCAGGTCCAGTTTCCGTGCCAGGTTGAATAACAACTCAATTGCTTCTGCCTTGAGCCCATCCCTTCCCCGGAGATACAGGTTCACAAACCTCCGGCGCTGTGACTCTTCCAGCATCAGCAACACACACGGCGCAGCATTTGTATCAGACCGGTCACACACCGGGCACGCCATATAATAATTGCATTTGGGCGAACAATACGGGATTTTCGCGAGTTCCTCGTCCACCTTTGCATAAAAATCTATATCCATTATATCCCAGGTAACATTTCACACTGTAATATAAATTTATATGGCGTAATTACAAAATAACAAGAGCATGAGTAAAAGAACAAGCGAACTCCCAAAAGCAGCAGTCACCAGACTCGCACATGTAAAGTCGGGGTTCAGGGTCCAGCAATCAGCAGTTGAGAAAGCCAGCCTGCTTGCAGAAGAATACATAAAGTCCATATTCTCCGGAGCACTCCAGTTTACCGAACACCGAAAAGGAACGATGATTCTGGAGAAAGACGTGGAAGCATATCTCAAGTCGCTTGAGACCAAAAACTAAACTTTTTTATATTCCTGTTGCAAATTACTATATGCCGTGGCAAGATGAAGGGAAGCAGTAACCCGATGCCGTGGTACACTCCGGTCTGATCGAAATTCTGTTCATGTGGAAACTGAAACGCCTTTGAATTTACCCTGAAACTGAACCATTCGCATGCATACAGGTTCCGCAACAATAACAGGATGGGGTTGCGGAACCACCCCACCAATTCTTCAATCATCAGAATTTTTAGTCATGGTATCAACCTGCAGATCCCACCTTCAAATGTATCATATTCATCCACCGGATGATGCGATTCCCATGCCATGCATCGCTCTTTCTGGCAGATCACAGGAGCAAACTCAACTTCCTCCCCGCCATCCTCATTGATGTATGAGATTTTATTTTTGCTCATAAACGGGCATATCTTCTCATCAATCCTTTCCGCACCCATCCATGTATCACAATTGTTTTTGCAACCCCATCGTCGCACTCAATATCCGCATATTCAACACCATCCCTCTTGCTCAATTCCGCCACTAATTCAGCAGTTGAGTATTCTTTCAGCGAACATCTTACGGGCTTTGGTATCCACGACACATCAGAATTTTTAGTCATTTCAATCCCAACTCCTATACAGTATTGAACTTACATGTTCTTGCAGACGCCCATAGAGGCACCTAAAATCGCAGTACCCCCCTTTGCCTATACTCATATCCACTAAAGAGAGATCCAGGAATATAGACCCCTCTATGACAACATCACGCAACTCCCCCGGGTGCCCATCCAGAACACTCCCACAAAATGCACAAAGTTCAGTCATTTCTTAACTCCTTGAACATGGCATCAAACGCTGCCACCTCGGCATGCGTCGAATAGTTATCAATATACCAGACACGGCAGAGATCCTGCATCTCCGCAAGGCTGTCGATTGAATTGTGGTATTTCAGTATCTCCCACTCGATGTCATTGACATCTTTCACATACACCCCTGGAAAATCATCAAGCCGGTCCTGGAGTTTGCCATACCACCAGTCTGCCGGTGTCATCCCGCCAGACTCAACATATACTGGGATCCTGCCATATGCCAGGGTCTCGAAGAACCGGAGGGACCAGTTGGCGTTCCCCCTGGCACACACCTGGTACTGGTTTGCCAACATGTTTGTCTTGAACAGAGGTCCGTTCTTCTTAAAATCTGGGAGCGTGTCGTTCCAGAATCCACACGAATCTCCCGATGGTGCAAACCTAATATGAAAATCCGAACACACTTCACGGGATTTTTCAAGTTCCTGTAAAGCGATAAGTCTGTGTTCAAACCCGCTGTGAAGCACGGGCTCGTCGTTTTTTATATTAAACACCGGAACACGACCAACAAACCCTACAGTAGGAACGTCTGTCCATTCAGAATGAGGCAACTGTGGATACGACGAATAATCCTGACTGAGCCACATCCGCGTGTCTGGATGCTCTGCAGATGTCATAAATTGGGTGGCGAGACACCCCTCTATTGGTTCTGCGTAGTCAGACTCCACAAACACAAAATCGCACCTATTTATTTCATCTAATTTTTCAGGGTGGAACTCCAAGTCTACTTGATAATAGTAACCAAGACACTCCTTATAACACGAATAATTTTCTTTGACGTAATCAAAAAGAGACATTTTATTCCTCAACTCTTGTATAAGCGTTCACCCGGTCGCACCCACTGTGCCACTCACGAATTTTTACATACGCTTCCCGCGTTTTTGGATGCTTCACACAAAAACTTGGATTGTTTTCTGGGTTTGCAGTCACAACACGATACCACTCGTCATCAACGATCTCTGCAATTTTCATATACCGTAAAAGAATCCGCCGCACTCTACCCTTCGCGGTTCGTTGTGCCACATACTTCGCCATCTTCAACCCGCCTATAGAGGTTTATTGCTTCTAGCCGCCGAATCCAGTCACCTGACCGCACATACCCTTCAGTCACCCGCTCACACGATGCTTTCACACCCCGGCTTCCAGCAAGCTTGATATTTTCAATTTTATACCATCCAGGCTCCACAATCTCTACAACTTTCCACGAACCAGGTCGAATCTTATGCAACCTGCCATTTTTCATTCGAATTTCTGTGTATTCAGCCATTTTTCACACCTCTCCCAATCTACCTTATAAACAGGAACCGCTTTGCGTTTTTTTGACATGTGAGACACTTTACACATCACAAAATCATATTTGTCTACGTTCTTAACTTTGCAATAATACCAACGCCCGTCAAGAGTGGTTCCCAACTTCACCAGGTTCCATTTATGCACTTTATACCGAACACAGGGAGGAGCAACCATCTTATATGGTTCGAAGTGTATTGATGAATCTTCTTCAAATCTATGTAGTATTTCAGGGCAGATCTCCCACCTCTTTGCCTGTTTTGGCACGTCTTTACCAACACGACGAATATACTTGATATAATCAAGTCTTCTGACGGACAACCCCCGGTCATAGCAAATCTCATTAAACTCGTTTGTATCAAACGTGCCACTGCCAAACTTTGCATACACCTCTTTCAACAGTTCAGTCTCCTCTATACTCAACTCAAAAAGCCGCTCCCTGATTGGAAGCGGGTCTGCAAACGCGTTATACCCACTCATTCTTCTTTTGCACGTGTCGGGCACAACCCGTATGTGTGGTCGCCAATTTTCACCAGGAACATTGCACCCAGTTTCGGGTGCTGCACAAACTGCATGGTCATATCAACCGGAGATTTCTTGCCATAATCATTTTTATGGATTTTATAAACCTTGTTGATAAATTTCAAAAATATCCGGGCACGATACGTCTGGCTCACCACAACTTCGTTGTTATCAAAAAGATGGGTGATAAACTCATCAGAAAACTCACCAGACACCTTTTCAATGCCATCAATCTTGAAATCCACATTTAAACAGTTCATTCTAACTCCCAGGGCAGATTCACGTATTTCGACGGCTCGTCGTACTTCACACAGTGCCATGCACATTCTTCAAACTCTTCAAAGAACTCTTTCCCACCAAAAAATACTTTTGGATGTTTCACACTGTGAGCATCCAGGTTCTCATCATAGTCCACTTCAATGGCTTCGCCGCCCCCTGGAATGACTGGGGATACCCGGTGGTTGTAGTAGTAGCGACATTTCGTTTTCTGGCAGTGGTCGCGGTTTTTGTGCCGGTGGTAGGCAGGACACGCAGGACCAGGTTTCGACCCATGCAATTCAATCTTTTTTGCCATTTTCTGCCTCGACAATGCCATATTGCAGTTCATACAGTTTTAAACGCCCAAGGAGACTTTCATTTGACTGTTTCAGTGTATAGTTCTGCACTTCCAAGCGTTCAAGGTGTTTTAACACCGGTAATGGCAGCTTTGCAAGCAAATGCCACGCCAGGTCAAAAATTAGGTCGTCATCCAACCCTTCCATGATTTCTGATACCAAATCAGTCTTACACGACATTTTTACACCACACACGCCTCTACACCCAGATACTTACCGACCAGCATCCATCTCCGCCTTCGATTCCTCAACCCAGTCCATGAGCCGTTCAATAAACGCTGACCACGATTCCCGAGGCCGTTTCATAGACTCACCCCGTTTATACACTTCTTCATGCAAATTCACTTGCATAGAATAACATTGTATTCAAATGTATTTATGTGTATTCATTTGACCCTGAAATTTTAAAATAAAATTTTTTTGAAAAATTTTGAATTAGGGCTAATACTCGCGACGCAGAGTCTTCACACACCCTGCTGAAATTTTAAAATAAAATTTTTTGACTGAGGGCTCACACCCTCCCCCTATAAGACTGTGTGATGCTTTGTCCTAAACATCGTTTAGACGCGCAAATTCTCCATAATTCGCCAATGCTGCAACATTGTATGCTCTTGCAGCATCTTCTGGTGTGTCATACGTTCCAATATGGATCTTTCTCCGCTTTTCGTATATCTGTGCAGTATACCGCTTTGACGGGTGGACCATAGTAACCCCCCGATATCCTGTTGTGTTGTTCTTCTGTAACTTCCTGTTTCGCATGTTTTCCCCATGTGTGCATATCCGAAGGTTGCATCTCCTATTATCCAGCAAGTTGCCGTTTATGTGGTCCACCTCAAGTCCAGGAGGACAATTCATGATTTGTCTTGCCATATCAACTTCAATTGGATTGCCATATCGCTTTGCTCTAAACGCCCCAGTATATGTCTGAATACGAGCATGCCACTTGTATTTGTTTAACTCTTCAAAATCTTCTTCGTCTACTATAGTTACCTTTTCCCGAGTCAACGCGATTGTTTTCATACATTATACTAGCCACGTGATGCTTTAACACTATCTTTCGAAAATAATTTTAAAATTTTTTCAGTGGGGTCTTACACCCCCACCAAGCACAATCTACAGATGCTTCGTGCCAGAGTCGGTTGATCGAGCAGGATCATACACGACCCGCGTTTAATTCTTTTTCTTTCAGTGATTATCATGTCATACATTGACACGACCTTCGAAGAACACCCGGGCATGAAGTGTCCGCGGTGCGGGAGAATGATTTACGAGTACACCCAATACTGGGGAGTTAACTTGGATTGCGAAGAGCGGGACGAGTGGGACTCACAAGGGCCCCACGCGGCGTTTGACTGCCCTGGGTGTGGACTCCGGTTTTATCCGGAGCACTTATAATTTATTTTTTTATCATGGGTGGGGAGTATCTCCATCCCTTCCACCGGAAATGTAGGTATGTCCAATCATGCATCCATGCACCCCCAATAATATATGTTATACAATTCATAGGTGCCGCACATAGATTTATTATCTATGAATGTATAATGTATGATCTAAGTGATGATCCCCCTCCGTATGGAGGGTGTGTGAGACAATCAATAATTAACATATAATCATCACGGCGGCATAATCATCTATTTTATCAATGTATAATCATTGAATCATTAATTCATTGATGTATAATGATTGATTATTAATCATGCAATTCACACTGTGATTTCCAGTGGAAATGAAGGTACATGAGGCACGTTTCCACTGCTACCCGTTAACACGATTGTGCCGATTATTGTTACATACACAACAAAGGCGTTACCACGTTTAATTCTTTTATTTAAACCGAATCTGGGTATATAAACATCGTACACGTCCTAAACCCCAGATTCACAAAGATAGTGGTTCATCATATCGTATGTTGATCTCGCAGCAATGATGGTATCATAACATGACAATGTTTATTCAAAGGTGAAAAACATGACAACAATTCGATTAGGAGGAACAATAGCACTCCCAAACTACAGTAATATCAAAGTAGAGGTTGAAGGCAACAGTTTCAGCCATACCAAGGCATTACTACGCCTGACACTTGAAAACTTGCACAATGAATTCACTGCCATACCCATTGAGGGATGGTGGAGAACCACATTCAACGAGGATTGGTAACATGAACTGCACAGACGACTGGTTATGGGATGGCAGAATGCTGCACATTGACAAACCAATAAAAAGAACAGAATTGCCAGACACAATTGAAATTTATGAAAGACTACTATGGTGGAACCGATATGACTGAATACTGTGATTGGTGCTTTCAAAGAATGAACTATCGAACTGTCTCTTACGAAGACCTGGCTCGATGCCTTGTAAAAGTATACAAATGCAAAAACTGTGGATATTCAAAGGTGAAGAAATATGAAAATGATTGAATTCATGACAATGTGGGACGTTATGCATCCCGAAGAATCAGAAGACGAAAACGGGTCATTCTGGGATGACCTCATATGGTCTGACAGAAATATGCTATATCTATCACCCAACCTACAAGTGTAACATGGTAATTTACAAAAAATCCAACGCCTATAAAATGTTAGACCCGGAATCGCAAGACGAAAACCACGATTAATTCTTTTTCTTTAAGTGATTTCTATGAAATTAGAATTAAGGCTTACAAAATATAGCCTAAGGAGAGTTGAAAAATGAAACTCGAATTTAAAATGGCTCTATTAGGAACAATCTTCATGAGTTTCATATGTATGATTGTTTCCTATGGAGCAATGTTTGAAGTGGCAATGATGCACCGCATAGCGGTTGCGGAGCTCTTCCCACTAACAGTTGACGGAACAATGTGCTTAGCAATGTTCATCCGGGTTTACTTTTCAAAAATAGGGAAAGATGTCAGAGCACCCTTGCTGATTATGGGCTTTTTCACGCTCACGAGCATATTCGTAAATGCTGTGGCAGCACGGGATGCACTTGAGATGTTCATATACTCAATTGCACCAATTGGCGTCTTCAGTTGCACGGAATTAAGTGCAATGATTATTGAAAAGAAACCCATCGAAAAAAAATCAAACCCCAGGGGACCAACCCGGTTACCAAATGGACGATTTGCACCAAAGGAAGTGAAATAAATGGTAAGACCAGAACCAATCAGCCCGGAACACCCAGAACCGTCAGACGAAGCAAAATTCGAACTCATTAAAGCAATGGGTGTCGCAATTGCTGCAATTGCAAAAGAAAAATCAGTATTCATAACCAATGCAGAAGTCAAACGAAACACAGACGACTATTGGGAACTAGAAATAAAAGCAGTCGTCCCAAAAGACAAAATTGCAGGTGAAAATTATAACAAAGAACTCAGGAAATTCTGGAACGATCACACTGCATGGGAAATCGAAATGTATTGTGAAAAATTCAACATTACCGAAGAACAATACAAAGAAACGCTTTCTGAATACAACGAATACTGTAAAAATACAGATTACAGAAACAGGGTAGATAAAATGCGGTTCTATGAATCCAAACACCCAGTTTTTGTAAACTCACCCATCATCGAGGTGGCATAAATGGCTAAATTTACTGCAAATGCATACCATCCAAGAGAAAAGGAATTCATCCCCATGGATGAACTCATTGAAACAACTCGTTTTAACGAACTAACAACAGCAATGAAAGTGCCTCTTTACCAACAGCACATAGATGAAGACCAAAGAACCTATTACGACAAAAGCAAATGGTTTTCTATCATCTGCCAGGGGCAGGAAGTCAATTCAGTAGGTCCAAACTACGACCTCATCCAACACCAGGATGCATTTATCCAGGTAATTGACACCCTGAATAAAGCAGGGATCAATATGCAAGGTCGAGTTAACGATTACGGCAAAGTTGCCTGGATGGACATGGTATTTGAAAACCTGAAAATCCAGGATCCAAGTGGGTCAGACATCAACCTCGGGTATTCTGTTCGAAGTGGATATGCATACCATGGATTAAACTTGCTACCATACGCAGTAAGAGGCATCTGTAGCAATGGATGTATCTTCAACCAGACTCCCAAACTACAAGGATTAATGGACCCGATAAACGTGTCCCATGTTGGTGATGCAGCAAGACGCCTTGTAATCAAAATGCAAGGACTACTGCAGAACACAATCAAAATAAAAGGAGTATTCCTTGAAATCTTCAACCGTGCAAATGGAGAAATATTCAGATTCAGTTCAGAAAAAGAACTTGAATTAACTATTGCAAGTTATGGAATCAGTGAAAAACAATCCCGTGAAATGCTCAAAAGAGGAACAATCGACCTCGAAAACTGCAGCAGATACGAGTTGTATAACTGTTTAACAGAATATGCAACATGGGCATCATTGTCACCAGGACTCTACGAATCTGTCCAGACTGCTGGAAACAAACTCTTAAATGAGAGTTATGAACACACCATCGGAAGAATTGAACAAATTGCACAGGTAGCATAAAAATGCAAGACATAACCCCACTCACACTTTGGACACAACATCCTATGTCCAGGGGAGGAAAAATGAGTGGTATGTGGTCATGGGGAAACACATCCCCACTTGCTAATGAGTTCTGCATGAACAAATGTAGTTTTACCAAACACTGCTATGCAAAACGGTTGGTAATGGTAAGACCAAACGTTCACAAAGCATACCAAAGAAATGCAGAATTACTTGCAAAACCACTACCAGAATCTTTACTCAGTTGGGCTCCACTCGGATCCCATAGAATTCAGGCGTTCGGTGAGTTGATAAACGATAATCACTGGAGAAATTGTGTATTGCTTGCAGTGCTCAACCCACAAGCAAAATTCACAATATGGACAAAACGATATGAAGACATCATCAAACCTTCAAAATGGTTATGTCCAGAAAACTTACAAATCATTGTAAGTGGTGATTATTTAAGCAATGATCTAAAATCGGATTCATACCCGACATTTTTAGTGAGCAACAACCAACCTAAAACAAACCATATCAAATGCAAAGGGAAGTGCATAAACTGTCAATACTGCTACGGATGGAGCAGACATGCCGGTTTAGACCCCCGGATTCCAATATGGGAGACACCGCGTTAACAACAATCCTAGAAATTCTCTACAACATAGGAATCATATACTTCATGTTATGGTTCTTCTGGAAAATTGCCCGGATCTTCTGGGCATAAATTTTTAATTATAAAAAACGATTAAAGAGTGATACAAAATGACAAAAGTGATATTACAAAGCGTCGGAGAAGACGTAGTAGCGTTTGGAGACAAAGCGTATTGGGTCGCCGAGAACGTAAAGCGCTTTTTGCCGAACTTCGCTCCAGGAATGGAAGTCGATGTTACGGTAAAAGAAATCAACGGACAACCATTAGTAACATTCCTGAAGAAAAGTGGATTTGCACCAGGAGGAGCACCACAGCAACCACATCAAACCCCATATCAAGCTCCACCACAGCAATACCAAGCACCAACACAACCATACACAGCACCAATGGCTCCACCAAGACCACCAACACCAGCAAACAATTTTGGTGAACTCGCAGATGCAATCTACGCATTAGTAGCGGTTGAAATCGTAAAAGGGGGGCTCGACACAGCATTAATAGATTCAATTGCCAAGACGTTAGCCGGCAAGGCGTAACCTCGTTTAATTCTTTTTTTATTTTAGGACCAGGGATAGTATATCCCTGTCCAGACCGGGTGTTAAAATGTTTACATGCGAAGTTTGTGGTGAACGATTCAGCGATGACCAAATGTCCGAAGAAGAAAATGTATGCAAAGACTGCTATGACGAGATGGAACTTGCAACATTACTTGCAATAGAAATCATCTAGTGGTACTTCTATTGCAGAATCTTTTTCAAGACAACAAATGTATCGACACCAGAACAAAATGCAATACAGGTGCCTCTACGGCGGCCTGATGAAAGGTGATAAAAATGGCATCAATTGTTCAGTTATGGAAACAAAATTTAGAATCACAACACAAAGGCGAATTAATCGTTCTAAAAGTAGAGTATCCAAAAAAGTCAAGCCTAACCATCAACATAAACAACACCGCGCCAGAACTCTTTGACGCGATTGTAACAGACCCAATAATGGCTGAAAATGCGCTTTACTCTGCTATCATGGAAGGCAGGTATATCCCCAACTGGGACGGATCCAAACACACCATCAACATCAGATTCATAGGGTTCCCACATCGAATCAAAGTTTCTGATCTTAATTCTAAAAACCTTGAAAAGTTCACCAGTCTCCGGGTAGTTGTCAAGAAAGTAACAACAGTAAAACCAAGACTGGTTTATGCGGCGTTCAAATGCAATGCCTGTAAAGAAAAGGTAGTATATGTCCCTGTTGAGGAGGAGGATGTTATTCCCCCGCAGGAGAAGTGTCTGTGTGGTGGCAAGTCATGGAGATTCATGCTGAAAACTTCCATCAAGAAAGACTACCAGACCATCCAGGTCCAAGACCCAGCTGAAGATGGTGCAGGAACAAAGTCACAGACCCTGACTGTCAAACTCTTTGATGACTTGACAGGCAAAGTGCAACCAGGGAACATCATTGTCATCAATGGAATCTACCGAGGCCAGCAAAAGAAACAATCTGCAACTCTTGAAACATACCTGGATGCAAAGTCTGTAGAGATAACAAACAAAGATTTTACCAAGATTGAAATCAGCGAGGAAGAAATCCATGAATTCGAAGAACTTGCCAAAAATCCAGAGATATATGAAATGTTATGGTCTTCTATCGGTTCCGTGGTCAAAGGATGGGAAGCGGTCAAGCAAGCGATATTACTCCAGTTACTTGGAGGCGTCGAGAAAATCAACGACGATGGCGACCGCTTTAGACCAGATTTTCATATCCTGCTCTGTGGAGATCCATCCGTTGCAAAGTCCAAAATTCTCCGTTCTGCCTACAACCTATGCCCCAGAGGTGTTTATGCATCTGGAAAGGCTACATCTGCTGCTGGGCTCACAGCGGCAGCAAACAAGGGGACAGATGGATCGTGGGAACTCGAAGCCGGTGCAGCAGTCCTTGCAGATAAGGGAATGCTCATAATTGATGAACTTGACAAAGTAGACAAAGAAGCAGTCTCATCTCTCCACGAAATCCTCGAAGAACAGGTTCTCCATGTGAACAAGGCTGGTATCAGTGCAGACCTTGCAACACGAGAATCGTGTCTTGCAGCATGCAATCCAAAACGGTCAAGGTTCGATAAAAACATGGACCTGGCATCACAAGTATCATTTGCACCATCTCTTCTATCAAGATTCGGACTCATCTTCCTCATGACAGATGAACCAAATGCAACGAAAGACCGGGAAATTGCAAAGCACATCATCAACTCACACCGAGGAAAGACACCTGAAAAGCCGATACCTGTTGACACGCTCCGCAAATACATCGCCCATGCAAAACAATCATGTAACCCGGAAATCACTGATGAAGCAGCCCAGATGTATGAAAACTACTATGCCAAGATTCGTGCAATGACACAGACGGCTATCCCTATCACACCCAGGCAGATTGAAGACATCATCAGAATGTCTGAAGCCAGTGCAAAGACCAGGTTATCACCAATTGTTGAAGCCATCGATGTAACCAGAGCAATCTGGGTATACGAAGAAGCAATGAGGATCACCGCAACAAACCCGGCAACCGGAGAAATCGATGTTGACAAGATGTCTGGCGATATGTCAACAAATGCACGAGATGGGATTTCAAAAGTAAAAGAAATTAGAGCAAAGATGTTCGAAACAAATGAAAAGTGGCCATCCAGAATGGAACTGGTCGCTGCATGTGTCAATGAAGGCATGACCCGAGACTCTGCATCATACCTCGTCGGGCAGGTGTGGAAGGAGTTGGGACTGAATGCATATTAGACCAACCCCATTCAATTGCGCTGCCTCCGGCTGTGACGGGTTTGTGAGGCGTGTGTGGTATGGTGGGTGGATAATAGACGTGTGCGGGGATTGTGCTCTCCGTATCAACTCACTCATCTCATGCCCGCGTGCAGACCCCTACCCGGACCCGAAACCAGTCAAAAAAACATGGTCCCAGTCAAAGGAAGCACAGAAACGCGAAATCAGTAAAGCAAAGATGATGCAGGCAGTGAAAAGAGAAAGTTATCAGGCAAAAATAACCAGGCTGAAAAAGGAGTATAAAAATACAGGTAAACATCGCAGCAGGGAGTTCAAATTAAACAAAACCAATTAAAATTTGCAATTTGAAAACTAAATGTATTGCAAAATCTATATAGATCTTACAAAATCTATATAGATCTTACAAAATCTCTATAGAACTATATAGAACGATGTAAATCTATATAGATTTACCATGCGGCTATGATAATGATAATGATTAAATATGATTGATTATAATGATCTTAGTACATCCCTAAGACCGGGCAAGCCCGGAACAACACCCTCAAAGCACCCAACGGGTGCATCCCCACTCACTACAAAAGGCAAGCCCCGAAGGGGCATTATTATGATTATTAATGATCTTAGATCATTATTGATCACAATGCACGCGAATTCACACTGTGAATTTGACTTCTTTTTGAATTTTAAGGTCGTGATACATTGAAAATAGAAAATTGCGACCAATGCTACAATCTTTTCCGCGACCCTGTTGAAGGGTGGGTGTGTGACCAGACCATGCAACCGGTATTTATGATGCATGCGTGTCCCATGGAAGACAACCGTGTAAGAACAGACCTGGACCCATGCTATGTATGGTTTCCATCTGCAGGATATGCATTATCGCATTGCAGGAACGCTGCATATGGCAGGCCGTGCCAGTTCATGTGTGGCAATGCATGTAATATCACCAGGACAGATATCCGGCATATGGCATACTGCCCACTCCCAAGACTTGACCCGGAAACACTGAAAACTTTAAAACCAAAGGCCAACTATGATATATTGCGAATACGGTGAGGTAACATGCAAGAAGAATGGATGACAAGTAAAAACAAACAGTTAGGGGGGATGGTAAAAGTCGCTCCCTATATCGAACAGGCGGAGTATAAGAAATACCTAATTACCTATGAACAGGACGTGTGCGAAACCAGACAGTTTGGATTCTATGCATGCCAGGAATGTGAACACGCAATAATAGGCGAACCGTTATCATGGCATAAAATGTACTTTTGTTCATGGAAATGTCTGAAGACGTACATGGATGCAAGGGAAGAGCAGTAAATGGTGAAACACATGAATGAAACAGAATTTGACCAGATTAAGACCAGAATCAAAGACCTTGCTGCGATGAACGCAGTTGACAACGCAGCACGTATTGAACGGGTAGCAATCGAGGAAGCACTCCTGGATTCTCCCTATAAAGCCCACCTGTATACCGAGCAGATGTTTGACCATCTGGTGTTCCTGGAACTCCGGGAACTGAATACCAAGTTAGACAAACTTTTGACACACTTTGCTCCAGACGTGACTGGAGGCACCTGTAATCGTTCTTGTGGTGTAATCGATACATCACAGCACAACAAATGGGATGATGTAATAGAAGTGCCTCCTGGGGAGGCTCATCTAAAATCCGAAGTGCCTGTGCTCCATGGAGATGGTGCGGGTCCAGTGACTACACCAAGGAAGTCTACCACCAGGAAGAAACCAGTAAAACAAGGGGTAATTTAAATATCCCTGCATATGAACTGATAGATATGTCTACTGTAGCAGTACGAATAGAAATGGTGGAGGTTGCATCGGCGGATGGACAACCAACCACCGGGTTCAGGGCGTATGCCGCTGATATAGGACTTTCAGCAGAGAGCACCACACTTTCCACGTGTCTTGAAACCATTAAGACAGAAATTGATGCATATCTCGGCGCGACAAGCACGCTCATCTATATTGAAGGGCACGCCCGCTTTTCTACCGAGACTTGACCCCAACTTTTTTATATTTACGCAACTTTGTTTAAGGCATGCAAGTAGACTTTACAGTAGAGTCAACAAACGGCAAGGTGTGGAAGGCGGTGTGTTCTGACCCTGCTCTTGAGGTAGAAGGGCCTGATATTATATCAGTAAGTAAGAACATGGCCGGAATGATTGAAACCTGGTTTGCAAAGACGTTTGATACTAGTAAGCGGGTAATTGTAGAAGTTCCTGCAATCAAGGCCAAGGTCAAGGCAACAATCACAGTGAGAAGCGAAAAACCACTGACAGAGTATGGGGAAATAGAAGCCACCCCACAGTCACCGCCAGAGCCAGTGGTAGATGGGCCCTGCATGTACCTGAGTGATGGGAAAGGTGTCCTTGCTGTAGGCATGTGTGAGGCTGCATCAGACGACCCTGCAGACACACCTGGGATCCAGATTGATAATGAGGGTGCATGTAAGGGAAAGTATGAACTGTGTGCCTTCTATAAGCCTCTCCGCGGAATGCAAAAAGCACTCCCGGAACCAATGGAAGAGGATGAATACGAAGACGATGGGTATGAATAATGGCCCCACAACGAAAACAGCGGGTAAAGAATTCTACCCGCATTGTTATTGATGACATCACATTCACATCAAAAGCGGAAGCGTATTACTACACGATACTGAAAGAGCAGTTGGACAATGGTGAAATTGCTAGTCTAAAACTCCAGGAACCGTTTGAGTTACAACCACAGTTTAAGAAGTGTCAGATGCACGGATGCGATTTCGTGTGGGTAAGACCCACAGATGAGAAAACTCCAGATTATAAGAGATATTATGCTGTACAGGAATGCCCACAGTGCGGTAGCAAATTGAAATTGCATCGTGAAATGATATATATCTGCGATTTCCTGGTGACCGATTTAGAGGGGCTTGAGCATGTTGTGGATGTAAAATCCAGCCAATTCTTCCAGACTGAGATATTTAAGATGAAGAAAAAGATTTTTGAATTTCGGTATCCTGAAAAATTGCTGGAAGAAGTTTATCCAAAAGTCCCAAAAGGATGGACGGGTGAAAAAGTTATTTAAAAATAATTTATTTGTGGTGCTTTTCTTTCTCCCCCTGGGAACTCGTTTACGAATGTCATTTGTTGCCACTTTTCAACGCAATATTCGAGATAATCTGTATCCATCTTCCACTTTTTAATTTTTTGTATCTGATCGTTTGTCAAATCCCGCCATTCTACTTTTGTGACCATTTGATTTTCTGGTGATGCCACTGTAGTGGATTTCTCCCAGTATGTTATGGTTGGAGTTTTTACCTGGGTCCAGGTGTTATCAAATTTCTTTGTCTGGGGAGTAATGAGATATAATCTCTTGCCCCATAGTGGATCCCATATTAAGTCAAGATGCCAGGTGTTGTTTGATTCATCAAAATATTGTGTGGCATGTAACAGTGGCATCGGGGTAATCATACCACATACATCTTTCTTTTTGTGTGAACTTCCAAAAGACCCAAAATTTATGTCTTGCATAAGAGTTTCATAAATGTAAAATTTAACTGCAGCAAGATTTTGCATAAATGCATTGTATGCCTGCTGTGCTCCTGTATCCCCACCATCTGCAGCGTCTTTGACAACTTTTACAGAACTCACAAACCCAGCAGTATATCGTATGATTGATTCTCCTTTTTTAGGTTCATAATCCCCAGATTCTGTGATACTGGAATCAACATATGAAGATTTTACTGCAATCTGGTGCAATTCTGCTTCTGATGCAACTGCGGGATACGTTTTCCATGTATGGAACCGCCACGGAAGTTGTGCATATTTAGTCTGTGGATATTTTGTACGAAGTTGCTGGAATGAATCCCACGTAACGCCAGTAAAAGAAAATATTCCATATTTGAAGTTATATTGCGGTACAATAATAAGACTCTGTTTTTCGTGTCTTGATACCATTGTTGGAAGACACCCAGAAATGGAACAATTTTCAAAATATGCTTGTTCAAGTGTCCACAAACATTCAGGAGAAGTTTGATAACAATTACAAACTTTGTCCATGCTTGGAATATATTTTATTGTATTAATTGTCGGAACAGTAAAAGTCCAGGTCACATTAGGCCATATCTGACCTGTAGACAGTGAAATAGTAAGGAGGTGCCCCTCGTGCCCAGTAAGGTTTCCTTCTAAAGCGTCTTCATCAGTGAGATATGATGATACAAGATACGTTTTTGGTAATTCCGGGGATGCAACCGGAGGTGTATAAATTATGCCATCAATTGCAGTCATTACAGGATTTAATTTATGGTCTGCAGGATTTATGTAAGGACATGATGCAGGCCGTAAAATCACATCCCACCCAGGATCATTTCCATCAACTCCTTTTAATAGTGGAATCCTGGCATATGATGAATAAACAGTTCCACACCCGGACCTGCCAAAGAATTCTTCTTCGTAATATGCTGCACCAACAGAATACATATGCGGATAATACAATGTAGGAGCCTCGGCAAGATTAAACCCGGTTGGATTATCACCAATTGCGTTGCCAGCCTGGAAGAATCCGGTTCTGTCAAGGTGTATCTGGCACGGTTTCATTAAATTGGCATTACGCCAGGGTTCTTCGTACTCCCACCATGACTGAGGGTCAAATGCTTGCATATTTGCAAGGCTTGGTTGAATGTTCCCTATACCAGCAGTGCCATAATAGTTCCGGGTAAACAAATCGCACTGTGCAAATAATAGATCCATTTCCATTGCAAGTTCACGACCAGAATTAGATCCGGACATCGGATACCATTCTGAACGCCATGACCGAATGTTATATGGCATTTGGACTGTTTCATTCGAATTTGGGCCTGTATATACAGGGATTGGTCTTGTGAGTGTAGTGTCGATTTTTATCTGTGTTTTGGAAAGAGTTCTGTTTCCTAACGCGTTTAAATAGTAATATTCGGGTGTTGGGGCTGTAGAAGAGTTTCCATATTTAGTTAAAATTGCCCGGTCTCCTCCAATGGTATATGTCCAGGCAGATTTCCAACACGCTTTATTATAAATTCCTGATGCTCCCTTTCCCTGGTATGCGGTTGTATCAATGTCATATTTCCAGATTGTATTATAAGAATATGTAGATGGCAGGTAAGGACCAATTCTTCCAACATCCAACCCTTCTGGAATTGGAGTGTACCCGCTTGGCATTTCTGATGTCTCTCTCCAGTAAAAGTACAAATATTCTGGAGATGAGAATGATATCCCTTCCCAATGGGCAGATGGATACGAACTGTATCTATCTACACCAAACCAGGTGCCACAACATGCATATACATTGCCATATGTATCAACATCCAATTTTAATGGCGGATTAATAATAGTATATGCACAAGGGCCCCTGGTGTTTGCATCTACATAATATTTCCCTCTAAACCCACGGGAACCGGGGACAAATGGCAAGTAATCCCATAACTTCCATTTTGATTTCTTGTTAAAACAAATTATGAACATTCGGGCTCTTGGAAGCCCGCACCGATACATTCTATCAGTTGTTTCTGCATATGTCCCTGCATGTGGGGGAACGTATTGTCTGGGAAAATACCCGGAATCATATGCCGGATACCCGGTTGGCGTAGCAGAACTACCGTATGTATATGTGTCGTCATATTGAACGCCAATACGGCATTCATACCCCATATAATAGACATTTGCAACTTTATTTGGATAGACATCTGCATAATGCCATCCAATCTGGAGTAAACACCATAAGTTTCCTTTTGAGTCTTCTTTGATATCTCTAACAGCAATGTTTGCAGGATCGGCAGGACCAGCCATGTTTTTCCATGGCAATTGTGTAGTAATATCAGCAAGTGCGAGAGTTCCAGCATATACCGGGCCAAGAACCCCGGAATATGATGCCGGACGGATATAACTTGATGCCAGGTTCCGGTCACCGGATACATATGATACAACATGAGTGGCATACGATTTGGGGATATCAAAATAATCCGCGGATGCTGCAGTAACCATGGATTCAAAATTTAAATATCGGTCATACCACCACCGATTAACCCATAGTGGGGCATTGACGTTCCGTTCATATGTGTCTACCCGCTCTGTTGAAATGTTCTTGATTATTTTGAATATAATCGGTTCCAAATCGATGTTATCGAGAATGCTACCATTTTCATCCAATTTAATAAGATGAATTGCAGAATCAATAACTCTATCTTTCCATTCTTCAGTAATAGGATCCCAGACATACGAATGGTGAAACGCCTGTTTCGATGTCCAGAATTCTAATTTAGTTACTGGGAACATCCCTGTAGGATTCATACCACCAGATACAGCAATATAAGACCCGATTTGCGGAGTTCCGCATTGAATTCCATAATTGCCCCCATTAAACGAATCGAATGCAAGCATGGATGCAAGTTCTGGTGCCCCGGACTGCATCCCTATTTTGATATTTGAATCAAACTGGAACTGGCTTGTATCCATTATCGAATCATCCTCACCCAAGTCTTTGCCCCGGTTTTGACGTTTTGGACTTGTGCTGCATACCCGTTCTCCGAGGTGTTGACTGTTTTGGAAAGTTCCTGGTTCCGGTGTCTCTGGCTGGTGGTGTCCCGGATATCTTTCAGGTAATCCAATGTGGATGTGAAATCAGACATGCTGGTCCCAAAATATATTTCTGGCATACCCCGTTGGGATTTGACTGTTTTCTGGATAATAAACTGTTCTTTTATCTTATACCATTTGTTTGAACCTTTGGGGATTCTAAGCCATTCATCAATAAGACCCGGACAGTTGTCATCTTCGGATGCCTCAAACCAATGGGTAGGATACCAGGTAGCAACATCCAGGTCATACCGACCTTTCGAAGCAACCTCAATGGAGATCACGTCACCCGGGTAGAGCCCAGCAGGAATCGCCCACGGATCGTATTGGAAATATGTGAATTTCCCTGTGATTGGGAGTGCAGATAATCTGAGATACCCTTCTGCTACTTTGTCAAGACCATCCGCATCTGATATTCCTTTTACCTGGACTTGTGCAGGTAGATATCCGTATTTGTTGATGAGAGAGTCCCTGGCATAGATTTCATAAACATCTATCCCTTCATCGTTGTAATAATATGAGTCTGGAAACACAATTGCATTTTTATTGTGAATGTATCGTTCAGTCCATTGAATTTCTGATTGTGTAAGACCCTTTGGGCATAATGCTGCAAATTGTGTATCGTTCTTTACAAATGGGCATTTCATGACAGGGCACACAGATTCTGGGTCGAAACTTAATGGGCACGATTGAATATTTGTTTCAATTCCGAGTGCTGTTTTTACTTCTGCAGCAAGGGTGCAGTATTTTGATACACATTCATTAGTATCAAACCCTCCATAAGGACACCCATATGACCATCCTATTGGTCGTAATTCTTCCCTGGTGCCACAATGCTCACATGATGCAACAGCACATGTGGGGACGCCCCTGACAAGTCTCTGGACATTATATTGGGTGGTTTCATTTGAACATACCTGGTAAAACAGCCGTTCGGATCCTATCCAGAAGAATCCTTTTTCGGCCGGAAGATTCTTGTCAAATGTTAGGTACGATGATACTGATATGAACCCGGATAACATGAGTATTGGGTCGTATATGGCATGTGTTTTGCTTTCTGAACAGTATGCATTGATGTTTCGTTTGTCTTCAACGCTAATTGTTTTTCGAACTGATTCGAACCGGTGTGTAGCATTTAAATCAATAGATGCAACAATCACCCCGGTTTCGACATAGTTTTCAATGGGTTCAAAATATGTAAATAACTCGTCGTCTGTAATATCGCCATTTTCGTAACTTGCAACTCTCCATCCAGGGAGAAACCAAATAGAATGGACTTTCATGACTTCCTCCCCGATTGATATGAGGTCTCCTGCAAGAATCTGGTCAATGGTATAATCTGTTGGTGATGCTGGGAAATACCAGAGATATTTTGATGTGTCTGAAAATTCTGGTTTCTTTAACTGGGTGTCTTTAATTTCAAGCATCCTCGGGACATATCGCCAATCTCCCATTTCTGCATCCATTGTCACCTGATCTATCCCGATTTCGGTTTCGGATCCCATGACCACTATAGATGTTGCAATTTTTCCATAATCTGCATTGATAGACAATGCCCCAAAATCTACCCATTCTTTTAATTCTTTTATTGGTTTTCCTTCGAAATCGTCTCTGAAATATGCTTTTACAATTTTTGTATATTCATTGCCGGATTTTGTGGTGTATATGGTATAATCAAGTCCAAGCGTTGTGAGGATTGTAGAAATGTGTGATATATAGGTTCCATTACGGAGTGTGTATGAAATGTATATTGGATAATTATCAAATTGCACGGGGTATTCAAATTGCCATCCTTCTGGCAAGAGATGCGATTTGATGAGTTTTATTGCGTCGATTTGCCTGAATAGAACTTCTTCTGATACCAGATTGTTCCGAAGTTCCCTGGCATATGATTCTGCTGTGATGTCAAATGTCAGTCTCTCGGCAGACTTTTTGGATTCAACTATAATCCCATAAAACTGGGCTTCGTCAATATCAATAAGACAACCTTCCTCGAAATCAGATGCTTCGGATGCTGTTATACATGCAGCCGTTGCTTTGAATATATCCGCCGATTTTGCATTGTATTCGAAAGAATAGTTTTTGAACACTGCCATGCAGTGTAATTTGCGGGTTATCCGCTATAATTGTAATGTCCGTTGAAACTTGTGATAGAAAGACCAAGACGGATAGAAATGACTTTCCCCTGCCCACCAAGGATATTAGATGAGTACCCAGTGATGAACACTGGGTATGCTCGAGATGATAACAGAAACACAAGTGGCGACTGGTGGTAGTCTGGATGGACGATCTTCTTAGATGTCCTTAAATCTTCGAGCATGGCATCCCTGCCATCAAGTCCGTCAAACCATACCCCCGAAATGGTTATGGTGGCAGATTCAACAAATCCAATATCGAATCCGGTTGCAAATTCTTCTGGAATTGGTATAAGTATGGGAGATGCAGAGAACCCTTTGTCAATGCTCTGAATACCTCCTTTATACATGACATCCTTGTCCGGGCTGGATTCTGATTCAGTAAGGTCAATAACTGTAAATTGTATATCTTGAATACCATCAACCGTTATTTTACACAGATCGGTTTCAATACCTGCTTTTGCATAGAACCCGAGCCCCATGACACCAACATTTGTTGTAGGATCGGATTCGCTCCCAGTCCAGGTATAGGAGTGCCACCGGCCCATTGAAGTTTCGGTCATATTGTCCTCTGTAATCCCTGGGTATTCCCTGTAGTTCCAAGCCACTGAACAAACTGTTGGAACAGTGCATATGGATCTGAATTCGACATTTCTATGTGGTTGTTGTTAATTGTAGGTTGTTTTGTATTATCAACTAGTTTTGATATGTCGTTTGCAATCTGGACAAGTGCTGCCATTTGTGACCCTCCAAGCATTATGGTTCCCCCGGGTAGCATTGATGCCATGGGAGCGACCTTTGGGTTGTTGTATCCAATCTCATACAATTCTCCCATTGCACTATAATCGCCAGATATTTTACTGTTTCCACCAAGTATCTGTTGAAGTATTCCGCCCTTTAAGTCTGTTCCACCAATAGCATCGGATATCCAGGCACCAATGTTCCCTACAATGCTGGTTCCTGTCATTAACTGGGTAGCAACCATACTGACTGCGCGTTCTGCAGTTCTGTTACCTTGTAACCCGAGATATTTCCCTATCCCGAGCGGGCCTTCCCCGGATACAAACGCTTTCCCAATATGCTCGCCGAAATCGGGTGCAAGGAACCCACCAAGACCCCCCATGATTTTGCCACCAGGGAGTTTCAATTTATTTAGAATTGCTTCCCCGACATTGAATGCAACCTGCGCAGCACCACCCATTAACCCGGATTTTGCAATTTCTTTGGGGTCATTTGATTCTGCTGCTCCAAGGAGCGTGCCAAAGAAGGTCATCCCAGGAACCCCTTCAAGTGTTGGGTGGTTTTTAACGAAGGTTTCCCAACCGGCAGTAATTTTCTGTGTTGGTGTTGGTTTCCTGGTTTTATCTGGTTCGATTGTTTCGCCAGTGATTTCATCTACCCGGGCGGTTTGTTTATTCATCCATTCCCGGTATTTTTTTCTGGCTTCTTCACGGCGTTTCTCTTCCGCTTCTTTTAATTTTTCATCTGGAGTTTTATCTTTTTCACGGTCTTTTTTACGTTCTTTTTCCATCTCCTCTTTTGCACGTCTGCGTCTTTCCCGTTCTGCTTCTTCCAATTTCTTATCTGGCAACTTGTCTTTTTTAGGATCCTCTGGTAATTTGTCTACCTTTACTTCGGGAGTCTTAAATCGGTCTTTGAACCAATCCCATATTCCTTTGAGAGCACTAAAAATTCCTTTCCCAATTTCCCGCATGAATGAAAAGAACCCACCAACCATAGCCCCGAATCCCTGGGTCCATGCATATATTCCAAGTGCTGCCGCTGCAAGTGGGAGTAATGGACCAAGACCAGTAAGGAGCCCCACAAGTTGTGCAGATGCAACTGTCCGAAGTGCCCCAAACCCGCTTTCGGATACCATGGTGGTAATCTTCGTTCCCCGGTCTATGGCATTCTTTACCATATTGAATCCCCGGCCCCCCAGAGCCCCTATAGCGAGGGCTGGCGCCAGGGGTGCCATCATAGCACCCACTGACTTTGACACCACTCCAAGGCCCCCTACGATGCTCTGGGCGATGTCTGTAGACATTATGTTTCCATACATCCCCAGAACATTTCCTATGACTCCGCCAACAATGCCACCATCGGCATAATGTGGGAGGTTGTTCTTGGATATGACCACTTCGCCAGGAGTGAGCATTGCAAGTACAGAATCTTTATTTCCAACACCCGGAACGACGCCGCCTTTATTGTAATATGCGACGTCTCCAAGGAAACCTTTTGGAACCGGGCGTTTCTTTTCTGGTGGTCTTACACCAGGCCCACCAAATGTCCAATTGACACCCGGAATTATATCATATTTACCAGATTTCCCAGATGCAGGTCCGGTTTCAGGGGCATAAAAATCGATTTCATATGTTTTCCCAGGCGGAAGCATCCGGGATTGATTCATCATTCTTCCACGATATGCGTCTGCTTGTTCAGTATATGGAACAAGTCCACGCTCTTCATTTAAGTGCGGATTTGAAACTTCTTCCGGAATTGGGAATATCCGTTCAAGTGCCCCGGTTAATTTGTCTATTGCAGCAGATGCTTTGTTGATTACGTCCGGAATTCTCCCGAGTGCTTTGAACCACTGGTATGTATCCCAGATAAGTTTCCCAATAAGAACACCACCAACAATAGCCATAGCAGGGATCTGCCGGATGACATTGCCAATCATTACAAGCCCCTTTACAACTGGTGCAAGGTATGGGATAATCGGCATGAGAAACATGTCTATGATATACCCGAATCCTTTCATCACCGATTCGTGCGCCTTGTGGTATACCTGGGACGTCTGCCCAAATATCCGCATTACGTGTGCTGCAATGAGCCATGACGTTGTAGCACCACGGAGAGATCGGAAATAACTGTTCCTGGCATGGGTTTCCTTATCAAGGAGTTTCCAGTATCCTTTTGGTGCAAGAGATGCCCAATCAATGGTATCGGTATCTGCCTGGAGAATCCGCCTCCCATATTCATTCTCTTTCCGTTTCATCTGGAACGGGAGTCCGACCACAGGGGCACGTTCAACATACTTTCTCCATCCTTTTGGATGTTCTACTTCACCTAAGAACTTCTCCCGGAACATCTTTTCATAATCAATGTCACCAGATCCACCAGAGCCCCCTGTTGTAGACCCTTTGGTAGAGGTTGGTGTGCCTCCCCCGGTGCTTGTTCCACCACCAAGTTTCCGGATACTTGCAAACCAGGATTCAAACCGGTTTAAGGTAGGCTGGCACAAATCTACGCCCTTGCATTTTGTTTTTGGTGCTTTGCCTTCATCCGGTATACCAAGTGAATGTGTGGATGGTACAAACCAATCTCCATTCTGTGGGGTGCCAGGCGACGCTGATGTGGGGTTAAGTGGGGAACCCGGCATCCCCGGTCCAGGGACAGTGGTAGGTATAAGGGGAGATTTGGAAGTCTTCTTTGCAAAGTATTGCACAGACTCAAACGACTTTCCTGCTTCTTCCAGTATGTTCAA